GTAGGCCGAGACACTCCGAGCCTATCTGTCCATCTCGGCTGGTTGCTATTAACTGCTATGTCAAGATTCGCCGCGTTATCTGATAAATCCCGCGCGTCTATGCTGCCTATCGGGTTGCCGGTATCGTATGCCATTTATTCCCCCTATTTATCAAACAGTTTGAAAATCAATGCTGTTGAACCTGAAACTACTGCTGCAATCCCTGAAACCACGTATCCCAATTTGGTTTCTTCTTTTACGGCCTTCAGTTCTATTTTGCGGACTCGTTCAAATAATCTGTCCTGATCTATTTCGAGGTTGTCTACCCTGCTGCCCTGTTCAGCTATTTTTTCCAGCACGTTCCCAAGTTTTTCTAGAGTTTTACCTATTTGCTCAGTTGTCACTTCCAGCTTTGCTATGGGTACGGCTTGCTTACAGGAATTCTCCTCATGCATAGACTACCTCCTATGGTGTATTGTCGTCATCTTGATAGCATCGAACGTCATAGTTACTCGCTTCAACAGAAACCTTATTATCTCCGCCATGTGATATTGAAGTTACCAGAACGGGATAACTCCACCGGTTAACCGTTCCGAATATCAGATGTGGCGGTTCAACTGTCCATGTCGTATCTGGCTCAAAGTCGATTGATACAACGGATAGAATGTAATCACTTACTCTAGTGGCTGTGTACGGCCCTGAAAGCGTCCCATCCTTCCTGCGTATCCCTACGACATGAGTTTGACCGTCTACCCATGTGAAAGGTTCTGAGGATTTCAACAATATCTCTGTGCCGGTATCGGTTAGATCAAGGAGAATAGCTGATTGGCTGTAACCGGGAACATCGTCTCCAACGGCGCAAAATGAAAGATAGTGGCTGTTGAGCGCGTCAAGCTCTGTAGACCACTCATAAGACCATCTGCGGTATCTGTGCATACGCCTTTGTCTCATGCCTATGCGCCATGCCCGTGTGCGGTCTGTCACGCCCTCCAAGGTGATTTTTTCAACCTTTACGCCTGCATCGCCCGGGAGCCTACACTCGACTGTTTCTTTCGACCATGTGGTTGAATCAATGTACTCCACGTCAACACCGTCAGCATCGTCCGGTTGCCGAGTTGTGAAGCTCCTTGAAAGTTGTTCAGTCATGTTCTGAGGGGTATACATATGTTCGTAAACAGTGCGTACCTGATCGCGCACCGGCTTTATTGCGCCCCGGTTCAAGGTAATATCAGCGAATCCAGCACGCAAGGCGGAAAGGATTTCGCCTTTCACCGTTCCTGAATCTTCAACAGAGAAGTCGTAATAATCGCCCCGGCTATTCCAAAGCGTGTTGAGTTCGTCCATGGAAACAAGGTCAAGGTCGTCATCCGTGTACCCCATTGATTTAGCCACATAAGCCACCCACGGGATTATGCTACGTGTTGATGTGGGAGCGGTCCATTCTCCCGCCGAGCGTGTCGGCAAAAGTCGCGTTACTATCGCACTTACCTGGTTATCAGTCTGTGCTGAGAGTTTATCCCCGCCTCTGATTTTGACGGCCATTGTGGTGACACCGGCGTAAGACGTAGGAGGCAACAGCTTTGATTTAAGCCCGTACCATTCAACTGTATCCTGTACGCTGGTAAGAGTTGATTTAGTGCCAATTCTGCGCATTCTGACTTCCGGCCTGTACATGCCACCTAGGTTGACTGTCTCCGTGTATCCAAGCTGGTCAAGTGTGGCGCCGGTAAATTGCTTGACGACTGACACCCAATCTCCACCGGATATAGGTCGCCATTGCAGTTCTGTTGTGACGGTTATTGAGAGTAAATTCCCCTTCGATGATATTTTCGTAATCCCACCGGGGAACATCACGTCATACTCGATTGTGTCGGTCACTTCACCAATAGGACACGCCGCGAAAGGCCCAGCCCATTCACCTTCTTGCTCTGATGCATCTATTGCTATTATCGCGTCGTTGGTGATTGCAAAGGCGAATCCCATCCATCCTGTGTCTATCTCGTCCTCATCTGTAAATCTTTCAACATGTATTTCATCCCTCGGTATCCCTAGCTCGTCTTCAATGTAAGTGATTTTGTACTTCTGTCCACTGTACCCTATACTCATTCGCCTGATGCCGGTCAAAAGCCCGTTCACTTGCGTTCCGCTGGGGTAGTTCAGGGTGATGTACCATATTCCGTCTGAATCAGTTTCCACGCTGTTGACGACATAGTTCCCTTCATTTGCGCCGGTAATTTCTATGATCATCCCGACAAAGGGATCAAGGCCGGAGAGGTCGCCTGAAATGATATCCCTATCGCTCCACCCTTCGATAACCGTGTAATCTAAAAAATGCTCGATGGTGATAATGGAATTTACCGGCCATTGCGGGAACACGCCCGCCCCTTCCGGTATCGTTATAACAGTCCCGTCAAATGTGTAAGCTTCGGCTGATGATACCTCCCCCAGAACATACGTCGCATTGAGTTCAAGCCCTGATTTGCCCGTAGAAGTCCCGCCCACCTCAGGCGCTGAATGAAACCATCTGGCATGTGATACGGCTGAAAGGTCCGCGCCTGGCTGATAAATCGTGTACTCCGCGTTCAGGTCCAGCGAATCCATGCGGGTATCGCCGATAAGGATTGTTTCGGGAGGGATATTAAACTGACCTTTGCCGACACATAGAAGCATTTCGGACCATGATTCTACACCGTCAACAAAGTACCGATGTGGAGGCAAGAGGTAATCAGGATAGATTTTGAACGTGCCGGACACTTCGCGTATGATGTCGTTTAATTTTACCTTGTTGCCCTTGGCTGTTGACTCGTCAAGCTTATTCCCCTTCTTTGTATTTTGTGACGGTTTGGGAACGTTGCCCATCAACAGCATTGATGTGATAGATATGGCAATAGAGATTACAGAGGCAATGATCATCGCCCAAGAAAACGGCTCTAGTCCATGAGGATCAGGGCAAATGTCAAGAGTGTCTTTCGGCCTGAAAACTGTCAAATCCCATTTGGACGGAGGTATCAAAGTTCCATTCAGCGTGATCGAAATAGGCGGCTGTTCCCTGACTTCGTAAGAGGTAACGTTGCGAATCAACCAACCTTCGATAGTTTCCGGCTGTTCAATCCGATATGTTTCTATCGGCTGGCCTTCTATATTTGAGGGATAGATATTAATCACGGTAGTATTTTATCCTCATGTACCTTTTTTCAAAATCCGCCAATGTCAGCCACCTGCAATTAGTTTTAGGATTGATTTCAACTACTGCCAGTTTGCCGTCAATCTCGACTACTACGGCAACATGTACGCATATCCTACCCCTGAATACTGCGGCAATCGCTCCCTGCTCCGGTTCACACTCCTGCATACCCTTTGCAACCGTCTCATAGGCCAGTGTAAATTCCTTTGGCATTGTGTGACGGACGTGACCGAAGGAAGGCAACAGCGGCAGTCCTAAGAGTTCGTGGCGGATTGTCCTTACCAAAGACCAACAATCGTGTTTATCCGGCCCTCGTGCGCCGTCTTCGTATTGGAGGCCGATGTAGTCGTTTAGATTTTTCATCCGAGATATTTAATTCCTGGCGCGAAAGTAGCCGTGTATTTATCCCTCGGCCAAGCAGTATTGAGTAGGTCAAAGAAACCGGCCTGTATCTGGATGACAGTTCCTTTTATACTTCCAGACAATACCGTCATACGATACGGAGGTTCAGCGGGAGTCGTTTTGTCAGAGGCCAAAAATGCCCTGTAGATCAAAGTTACCCGCTCACCCGACTCTATGGCTTCATCAATCAGTGATTGGGCTTCACCGCCCACGTTATCAATCGCAAAAGTTAAGTTCTGCGCCCCGGAGTTGTCCTTTTTGGGCAATGCCACCTGAATACCAGCGGCAATGAATGTCAAGGCTCTGCCATTCTCGTCAATGCAATCCTGGTTCTCAAATCCGTTGCAGATAAGAATCGACTCTTCCCATGCCGGACAAGTCAACTCAAGCGTGTCAATGATGATATCCCCACCGCTTGCATATACCGTTTCGAGTATCGTCATTCCGCCCAGTCCCTGTTCATTGCGATATCAAAAATGTCCTGCATGAGTACGATGCTTGGGTATAGCGTATAGCTACCGTCAAGAAGCGGCCTGTCTCTTAATTCAACTTCTGCCGTGTAGCGCCAAAGAGAAACGCCTTCAAGCGTAGGACCCTTGGGAGTTGCTATAAACCGGCAGTAGTATGGAGACAAGCCAAGAGGAGTTTTTAGTGTGATACTGAACCAATCAGCCCCAACCAGAGAGGACCATGATTCGAAAAGTTGAGCCTGTGTCTGGGTTAACAGCCATGAAAGATTAGCGTAGGAGGGAATAGAGGTATATTGCACCCTTTGACGAGCGCGGCCTGATACCATCTCTGTCCGGATGATATTATTCTCAGGGGTCAGACCATATCCTGATCTAAGCGGTAACGGTAATATTGATGGATAATCCATTATGCCCCCACCGGCTGAAGTCCAAATTTACGAGTCATTGCTTTCTGGACTTTGCCGTCACCCATCAGATTAGCCACCCATATATCTATCGTTTCACGCCCGTTATCGTCGCGTTTTTCCGATTGACCGGCTTTTGATTTATCCTCAATCAGATTTATCACCGTTCCCCCGTTTGACTGCTGTGACCTTTGCACATTGTCAAGCGTCCGGTCAAGTTTTGCGGAGGTGTTTTCTGTTGTTACGCGCTCCCCTTTTTTCAGATTCCATGTCCCTGATTCGGGAACTGACATGATTCCGTCATGAGCTTGACCTGTAAAGTTGATGCTTTTCAGGTTCGCGGCTTGAGCCATCTGAGCGGCAACGGCTGCGGTCCCTGCTATTGGAGCGAGTACCGGACCAACATAAGGAATACCTATCATCGCGTCGTATGCCTTGGAATAACTCGATGGAGCGTTTAAAAGTACCTTTGCGATTGCAAACGCTTTTTCGATTGCAAACATGGCCTTATACATGCCAGATTGCTCACCAAAGAAGGTTTTGGAAAGATCCGACATACTACCAAAAAAAGCCTCATTCTGTGCCATCTGAACTAGCTGCCTTGCTGATTCAATCCTTGCTAGTTCATCCTCATGTTGCTTCTTTAGATCTATTTCCTGTTGATCCCACACCGCAGATAACTCGGCCTTTTCTTCTCGGAATTTAGTCAGCATATCAAGCTGAGTCGTGTACCAGTCATTCAATGCGCTTGTTGCATCTTCAAGCTTGTTCAATTCAGACTGTGGACCGGCTACGGCTGAATCAGCCCCGCCAAATTTAGGCATAGGAGCGACACCAGAAGCTATTATCCGTTTGGCAACATCGGACCTTTCAGAGTCTGTTAAATCCTTCATCGTCTCCAATACGGCAAGACGCTCTTTTGTTTGGTCAGTTAACTTTTCTTCTCCTGTTCGTAAGCTGGTAATAAGTGATTTCTGGTCCGACAGTATTTGTTCTTTCAGTGCTTTTGCATCTTCATCGGATTTCTTCTGCGACTCTGCAAGTTTTTCAGCGGCTTCTCTTTGGTCATTGAAAGCCTTAATAGTCATCAGTGCAGAATCAGCAAGTGCAAGCTGCGAATCAGTCGCGCCCTTGTTCGTCAATTCGTAAAGTTTGATTACGTCGTCGGACTTGCCAACCATTTCGGCCTGAAACTGTAAGGCTTTTACTTGTTCATCAATCGAGTTCTTTGCATCAGATGTCGCCTTTGCTAACTTGTCCGTGTCATCGGTTGCAATCTTATTCGCCTTGGAAATAATATTAGCTACCTGAGCCGCTTTCTTGCCTGACTCCTGATACTCCGTACCCCATAACTTTTTGATACGCTCGTTTGTTTCTGCGGTCCCTTTTTTGTTCTCTTCGGAAATGCCGTCAATAACTCCCTTTGCAAGTTTCCACTCACCTTCAAGGATAAATGCGGCGGCGGCGGCAACCCCACCAATGGACCGGCCAATGTTAAATACAGCTTGACCTGCGCTTAGAGCCGTTGACGCTACCCCTTTGAGAGATGTTGCCAATATGCTACCAAAAGCGGAGGCTGTGCCGGTATTTTCTGCAAGGTCAATCATCATCCCTGTAAGGCTGTTGAGAGTCGGCAACAGGTCTTTAGCTACACTATTTGATGCACCCCTCGAAACGGTAGCAAGCACGGTCAAAGAGTCGTTAAACTGTTCACTCGCTGCGGCTTGATCTTCTGTCAACACAAGTCCGAGTTTTTGCGCCTGCCCAATAAGTTCCTCAATCCCATCTCTCCCGCTGTTCAAAAACGGGATCATCTGAGCGCCAGCTTTGCCGAATATCTTGATTGCAGTTGCCGACTTATCCACGCCATCCGGCATGTCCGCAAAACGCTCTGCAAGGTCTTTTAAAACTTCATCACCGGCCCTGATATTGCCTGCTGAATCCTTGACAGCTATGCCCATAGCCTTGAAGACAGATGCCTGCTCTTTACCGCCTGTGGAAGCTTCTGCAAGCGTGACGTTAAGCCGTGACATGGATGATTTAAGAGTTTGAGTGTCGATATCTGCGAGTGCTGCGGCGTGTTGCAATCCGGAAAAAGCCTCAACAGAGAGTCCTACAGCTTGCGCTGTTTTGCGGGTTTCATCTGCCGCGTTAATAGAGTTTTTGACAAATGCGGCAATGGCACCAGCGGCAACGGTCATGCCTACACCGATAGCGGCCCCGGCTTCTTTAGCATGGGCTTGCATTTCCTTCATCCGCTTCTGTGATTCGCGGGAAGCCTTGTCCATCGGTCCGGTGAAACCCCCGATTTGGGCAATGAGCGACAGCGTTAACGTGCCGAGCGAATTAGACATTGTTTATCTCCACTCTTCTATTGCCTTTTCTAAGTCAATCGCCGGTTCTTCTTCGTGTGGCATAAAATCGAACAGTTTCAGGAAGTTCGATGTTCTCTTGCTGTTCGCAAAAAGAGTTGCCAGTAATGCCGCCCCTCTTTCCACCCTCATGCCAATATTTAAACTGCCCCGCTTGTTGCGATATTTCATCCAACTAGTAAACTCTCTATAACTGAGCCGCTCTTGAGCCTCGGCAATGGTGCTGCCTCCTATTCCAGACAGCACCAACTCATGCCAGATTTCATCAGAGTCGGTCAGTTCTGAGTCTTTCCCATGCCGTTTACCTCGGCAATAACGGAGAGTAGAGACATGACAAGGTTCCCATCCATTGCGCCCCGTTCAGGGTCTGCATCGCCGGTCACATCGTCGCCGGTAAACACTGGCTGTCCGTCTGCGTCACATACAGATGCGGCAATACGCGCTGCAAGCTGGTCTTTTTTCTCGTTCACGGCCATCAAATCAGCGACGGTGGACTTGTATGAAAGAGGCCGAATGAAAACAGTGGCGCTATGCTCCGTTTCCCCCTGTTTCCACTTGATTTCTTTTTCAACAGGTGCACCCGTAAAACCGCCGATGGACTTGAGACTTTCGACATTGAGAAACATTTGCTTCCTCCATTTAAAAAGAAGGCCGGTCACATGAACCGGCCCATTAAATTAAGCTTTGGGAGTCCAGACCGAACCGCCGGAACGCTGGATAGTTGCCGCTGTGACTACAACGGTATTCTGAGCGAAATCAAGCGGGAAGTCGGAAACATAGCCGTCAAAAGTAAACCATGTGCGAGTCGTGGGGAGTACAAAGGCCCCGCTGCTGTTAGCGGTAGGAGGCGCGGTTCCATCGGACCAACCAACGGCCCATTTAATCTGACGGTCGGTGTTCTCTTCGGAAAGCTCATGCAAACGGATGTGGCTATCTTTCTGAGGGTCGGCATTGATGGATAATGAAGCCTGACCGGGAGTGCGGAGGCCTTTCTTGTAGGTCCGCGCCATATCAGCAAGGCTGGTGTCCTCAATCTGGTCTGCCGGTTGTCCGCCTGGATTAAACGCTGTGCATGACTCCACCGTTACGATTGAGAGGTCATCCGGGTCAATAAAGTAAATCTGTGTGCCTTGGGTAAGTACGCTCATTTTAATCTCCTTTT